GTTGAAAATATAATAGAATAAGGTGGGTATGCTAGAACCAGTATTTCCAGATGTAAAAGAATTTAGATGTGATGATTTATATTTGCTTACAGTAGGAACAGAAGCGGGTAGCCAAATTTGGCATACCTGCCATGAAATTGCACACATGCTAATTAAGAAAAATATTGCCTATGGCAACTCAGCCCTTGAACCTGTGCGTATATTTTCAAAGGCGGGACCAAGAGAACAACTCCATGTCCGCATTGATGATAAATTAAATAGATTAATGAAGGGTACAGATTATCCAGGCGATAATGATATCGATGATTTAATTGGATATTTAGTGCTCCTTAAAATAGCAAAGGCCACATCTTCCGAATCTTAGTCAACTAAGATGGTATAATATCTACATATGGACATTGAATTAGCTGATCATTATGATCGCATGAATAAGGTCGTTTCAGAACTTCTCAAGGGTAGCACACCAACTCAGATTGCCACAATAACGGGTTTTAAACGTGCAGAGGTTGTAGAGTATATAGACGAATGGAAACAGGTCGTTAGAAACGATTCTACGGCTCGTGAGAGGGCAAAGGAAGCCATCTCTGGTGCAGACCAACATTACGCTATGCTTATTAAAGAGGCCTGGAAGACCGTAGACGACGCTGACCAAGCGGCACAATTAAATGTAAAAGCGACGGCCCTTAAATTAATTGCAGATATTGAAGGCAAAAGAATTAATATGTTGCAAGAGGTTGGCCTATTAGACAATCAAGAATTGGCATCACAAGTTGCGGACACAGAGAGAAAGCAAGATATCCTTGTAAAGATATTAAAAGAAGTTACAGCAACATGTCCTAAGTGTAAGTTAGAGGTGGCAAAGCGCCTTTCTCAAATTACTGGAATTGTAGAGCCAGTTGTAATCAATGAGGAGCAAAATGAAACGGTTGTTATTGAGTAAACCAGCCATATTTATATATGGATTTATAACTGGGTGGATGTGCTATATGGTTGTATTGGTTGTGGCAATGAGGGCTTTTCCGTAATGGATCTTAACTTTAATGATCTCATTGATATTCTAGATGGAGAGGAATTTGATGAAAGACCAGTCGATTTACGAACATTTGTTACGGGACAAGATTACCTTGCACTGCCTCCGCTTTCGGAGCACCAGTATACACTCATTGAGAAAAGCAGCCAGATCTACAAAGAGTCAACACTCATAAAATTATTTGGTGAAGAAGAAGGCCGACGTCGTTATAAACAAACATGCAATGAAGTAATTGCACAGCTTGGAAAAGGAAGCGGGAAGGACTATTGCTCTACCATATCAGTATCGTATATAGTTTATTTATTATTATGCCTAAAAGATCCTGCTACATATTATGGCAAACCACCTGGAGACTCAATAGATATTCTTAATATTGCTATTAACGCACAGCAAGCAAACAATGTTTTCTTTAAAGGATTTAAAACACGTATAGATAGATCCCCATGGTTTGTTGGCAGATATGAACCAAAGGCATCAGAAATTAAATTTGATAAAAGTATTACAGTCCATTCTGGCCACTCGGAGCGTGAGGCCTGGGAAGGATATAACGTAATCGCTGTTGTGCTTGATGAAATATCTGGATTCGCCACAGAAAATACTACTGGTCATGATCAAGCTAAGACAGCAGATGCAATATATGATATGTATCGTGGATCTGTTGTATCTCGTTTCCCAGACTATGGAAAAATTATTCTTCTTTCGTTTCCCCGATTTAAAAATGATCCAATACAAAAATTTTATGATTCTGTAATTGCAGAAAAAGAAACTGTAGTTAGAAATAAAATTATGAAAATGGACAACGACCTACCAGACGGAACAGAAGGTAATGAAATAACAGTTGAATGGGAAGAGGACCATATCCTTTCATATCTTATACCAAAAGTTTATGCGCTGAAAAGACCAACATGGGAAATAAATCCAACAAAAAAGATTGAAGATTTTAAGGTAGAGTTTTATAAGAATATGCCAGACGCCCTTGGCCGCTTTGCCTGTATGCCACCAGAAGCAGTAGATGCATTTTTCAAATCTCGTGAAAAAATAGAAAAAGCTTTTAACAATATGTCTTTGGCAGTAGATCAATTTGGAAGACTTGAGACTTGGTTTATACCAGACCCAGATAAAGAATACTTTCTTCATGTCGACTTAGCGCAAAAGCATGACCACTGTGCAGTTTCTATGGCACATGTTCAAAAATGGGTTAATGTAAAGGTTACTGATACCTATTCTCAGCCTGCACCAATAGTAGAAATAGATGCAGTTAGATACTGGACGCCTACTGCAGATAAATCTGTTGACTTTACCGAAGTTAAAGATTATATATTAGGACTAAGATCTGCTGGATTTAATATAAGGGTGTGTACGTTTGACCGATGGAATTCACACGACATGATGCAACAATTAAAACAATACGGGATTAACACAGAAACCTTATCGGTGTCAAAGAAACATTATGACGATATGGCCATGGTAGTTTTAGAAGAAAGATTGCATGGACCACATATTCCTCTACTAATAGACGAATTACTTCAGTTAAAGATAATGAAGGACAAGGTTGATCACCCAAGAAAAGGATCAAAAGACTTGGCTGACGCCGTTTGTGGATCTGTATATAATGCAATAAGCAGAAGCAAGTTTGACATATATGGTGAGGTAGAAATTCACACATACGACTCTTACAATAGAGATGATAAAGAAGAAGAGTTTGTCCAGAATATGATACGAGCACCTAGAATGCCACAAGAGTTAGCAGATGCATTGGATAGAATGGAAGTATTATGAGCATATACCAAGAAAAAGCTAAGGCTTGTAAATGTTGTGGAAAACATGTACCACTACCAACTGTACTAAAAGAATATAACGGTATATTCTTATGCCCTACAACGTTTGCAAATGTGATAGAATATAAGAGAATATGGACAGCATCAGGCAAAAGGCCACCAGGAAATATAAGAAAGCACTTCTCTGATTACGTGCAGCAATTAGTAGAAGAAACTATTGACAAAAAAGAAGACGGTACGTTACAATAAATACTTGGCAACAGTAGCCAAGTTGGTTAAGGCCCCGAACTCATAATTCGGATATCGTAGGTTCAAGTCCTACCTGTTGCACAGAAAGGTTATTATGGATAATAATGACAATCAAAATCTTGACTACTATATGAGTATTGGAGCCATAGAGGTTGCTGGAATAGATAATGACGGTGAATTTATATACGAAATAACCGAACGGGCTAGGGAGGTCGCCCCAGAACTATGGTTGGCACATGAACAGCATATTGACAGCTCTTTAGTTAGAATGTTCGAAATGGGCTTAGTAAATGTAACTTATGATGAAAATCTAGAGGCTCATTTGGAATTAAGCGAAGAGGGTAAAAAAAGGTCAAAAGAATTTGGCATAATTGAAATGGACAGAAAAAATCTGCCAAATGATTAAAGTTTTGCTATAATATATGTGGGCTGCCATTAGGGGCCCACAAATTAACTTATTCGCTTAAAGGAGGAATAAAATGGTAACAACATTTGCTATGGATCTCTTTAGGGATCCTTTTTTTATCGGTTTCAACCGTGAGGTAGAAAGACTCAACAATATCCATCGTGAGGCTACGGCCCAATCATTTCCACCATACAACATCGTAAAGTTAGACGAAGACTCATTTCGTGTATCTTTGGCGGTGGCTGGATTTGATAAAAAAGATATTGAGGTCTCAGTAGATAATTCCACCCTTATCGTTAAGGGAGAAACGGCTACAGAAGAGACTGGAGAGGTGCTTCATAAAGGAATCGCTACCCGTAAATTCACACGCACATTTGCGCTTGGTGAATATATGGAAGTGATTGGAGCTGAGTTCAAGAACGGTATGCTACATATTGATGTAGATCGTATTGTTCCTGAAGAGAAAAAGCCTAAGACAATCAAAATTAAATAAGGTATAATAGTAACCTGGGCAACTGCCTAGGATCCGCCTGAGCATGCGGCTAAACTGCTCATTAAAATTTAAGGAGAGTTATGTTTGAATATAGAGTAAAGC